ATTGCTCAACTATTGCTGTTGCTTACATAGTATACTTGTTGCTTTGCTTGAAAGATCCAGCAACCTATTATGGCAAACCGCCAGGTGATTCGATAGATATTCTTAATATTGCTATTAACGCACAACAAGCTAACAACGTTTTCTTTAAAGGTTTTAAAACACGCATAGATAATTCGCCATGGTTTATTGGTAAGTACGAATCAAAAGCATCAGAAATTAAATTTAAAAAGAATATAACAGTACATTCAGGCCACTCAGAGCGGGAAGCATGGGAAGGCTATAACGTTATAGTTGTAGTGCTAGATGAAATATCAGGTTTTGCTACAGAGAATACCACAGGACATGATCAGGCTAAAACAGCAGATGCTATATATGATATGTATCGTGCATCGGTAGATTCACGTTTTCCAGATTTTGGTAAAGTTATTTTGCTTTCATTTCCACGATTTAAAAATGACCCTATACAAAAGTTTTATGAGTCTGTAATAGCAGAAAAAGAAATGGTTATTCGCAATAAGACATTGAAGATGGATGATGAATTGCCGGACGGAACAGAGGGCAATGAAATATTGGTTGAATGGGAAGAAGACCATATCATTTCATATAATATCCCTAGAGTATTTGCTCTTAAAAGACCTACATGGGAAGTTAATCCAACTAAAAAGATAGAAGATTTTAAAGTAGCATTTTATAAAAATATGCCAGACGCTTTAGGTAGATTTGCATGTATGCCACCAGAAGCAGTAGATGCATTCTTCAAATCTAGAGAAAAAATAGAGAAGTCATTTAATAATATGGCATTGGCGGTAGATCAATTTGGAAGACTAGAGAATTGGTTTATACCAGACCCAGACAAAGAATATTATATTCACGTTGACCTTGCACAAAAACATGACCATTGTGCTGTAGCAATGGCACACGTACAAAGATGGGTAAATGTAAAAATTACAGATACATATTCTCAACCGGCCCCTATTGTGGAAGTGGATGCCGTAAGATATTGGACTCCTACAGCAGATAAGTCTGTAGACTTTGCAGAAGTTAGAGATTACATATTACAATTAAGAACGGCTGGATTTAAGATTCGTGTATGTACATTTGATAGATGGAACTCTCACGATATGATGCAACAATTAAAAGCTTATGGAATTAATACTGAAACATTATCTGTAGCTAAAAAACATTATGATGATATGGCGATGGTTGTACTTGAAGAAAGATTAGTTGGACCACATATACAATTATTAATAGATGAATTATTACAATTAAAAATTATGAGAGATAGGGTTGATCACCCACGCAAAGGTTCTAAGGACTTGGCAGATGCTGTATGTGGATCAATATATAACGCAATAAGCAGAACTAAGTTTGATTCTATGGGCGAAGTTCAAGTTCATACATATGACTCTATGATGTATGATCAAGATTTTAATGTAGGTAAAGAAGAAAGAATTAATCTTATTAGGCCACCCAAAATGCCGGAACGTCTAGCTAACATAATAGAAGGAATGACAACAATATGAGTGAATATCAGGAGAGAGCAAAGCAATGCAAATGCTGTGGAAAGCATGTCCCGCTTCCTACAGTACTAAAAGAATATAACGGAATTTCTTTATGCCCAACAACATTTTCTAATGTTATTGAATATAAGAGACTATGGAAGGCCCGTGGAACAAGACCGGCAGGAAGTATAAGAAAACATTTCTCTGAGTATGTACAGCAACTAGTAGAGCAAACTATAGATAAGAATGAGGATGGTAGCCTACAGCAGTAATTTGTTGTATAATATACTTAGGAAGTAGGCCAAATGGACGATTCGGAAGATATGGAAAACTTAGAAAAGTATATTGAGATGGGTGCCGTTGAGGTCGAAGGCATGGATGAAAATGGAGAATTAATTTTTTCCATATCAGAAAAAGCAAAAGAGATAGCACCAGAATTATGGGCATCACATCAGGAATATGTTGATTCTCATTTAATAGCCTTGTATGAAAAAGGTTTGTTGTCGGTTGAGTACAATGAAAATTTGGAAGCAATTATGACTTTAACGCCGGAAGGATACAAGATTGCAAGAGAGTCTGGACTAATAGAAATTGATATTAAGAAAGATATTCCGAACAACTAGGAGAATAAATGCAAGAATTAATTAATGCTTTAAGACAGTACTTAGCAAATACTATTGTATATAAAAGTGCTGCACATGGATATCATTGGAATGTAGAAGGCCCACTATTTACACAATACCATGAATTTTTTAAAAAGATTTATGAAGATGTAGAAGAAACAATAGATACAATTGGAGAGTGGCTACGTAAATTTGATGTAGTCGCACCGTATACTTTAGAAGAGTTTGTTCAATTTAATAATATGTCAAACATGAAAATTGAATCTAATTCACCAATAACTATGTCAAAAGTTCTACTAGATGCAAATGAAAAGTTACTATCAGATATTAGAATTATGTTGACACTATCAAATCAACAGAATGAACAAGGTTTGCTAAACTTCTTAGCAGATCGTCAAGAACGCCACGAATTTTATGGTTGGTGGCTTCGTTCAAGTATTAAACCAACAGTTAACTAAGGAGATATAATGCCATACAATATTAAACAAAATTCTGCCGGCTGCAAAGGATTTGCAGTTGTAAATGATAAAGGCGAATTAAAAGGATGCCATCCAAGCAAATCACGAGCAATGGCTCATATGAGAGCTCTTTATGCTGCTACAGCTAATGAGCAAAAGATGCAGGATAAGAAAAAGAAAATTTTCTAACATGGCAGAAAAAGGCACAGCAGCTGCAATTATTGAAATTGCAGAACAAGAAGTAGGAACTGTAGAAGGTCCTAAAGATAACGAAACTAAATACGGAGCATTTACTAAAGCTAACTTCTTGCCATGGTGCGGATCATTTGTAATGTGGTGTGCAGATCAGGCTGGAGTAAAGTTACCAAACACAGTATCAACAGTATCTGGTGCAGCAGCATTTAAAAAAATGGGAACTTGGGTTGACGCTGCAAATGCAGATCCACGCCCAGGAGACATTGCATATTTTGATTTTCCAGGAGACGGAGTAGATAGAATATCTCACGTTGGACTTGTTGTAGAAGCACACGGCGATGGAACAGTTACCTGTATTGAAGGTAATACAGCAGGAGATAAAAAGAAATCTACTGATCAAAGAAATGGCGGAGAGGTTGCTAAAAAACTTCGTGGCTATAAACAAAATCCTAAGAAGACAATGATTTCAATTGTCGGATTCGGCCGGCCAAATTATGAAGGTAATGAAGTAACTGCCAGCGTACCTGATAAAACCCCTACAGTCTTCCCAGGACAAATTAGACCTGGAAGCAAGGGTGAAAGTGTCAAACTTATTCAAAAGGCCTTAGGAATGGTCCCAGACGGCGATTTTGGGCCAAAGACAAAGGCTGCAGTAATTAAGTTCCAAGATAATCACGATAACCTAGACTCTAATGGAATCGTTGGCCCTAAAACTTGGGCAGAACTGATGAAACTAATTTAAAAAAAATTTGCTATAATATATGCTGGATGCCCGTAAGGGGTCCAGCATAATACTTTATTCGCTTATTAGGAGGAATAAAATGGTTACAACCTATACATTGGATCTATTTAATGATCCGTTTTTTATTGGCTTCAATAAAACATTGGAGCGTTTAAATTCAGTACATACAGCGGCTTCACATCAATCATATCCGCCTTACAATATCACCAAAGAAGACGAGGATACATATCGTGTAGACCTTGCTTTGGCTGGTTTTGATAAGAAAGATATCGAAGTCTCAATAGATAATGGAACCCTTATTGTTAAGGGAGAAGTTGTCTCAGAGGAAACTGGTGAAGCAATTCACAAAGGAATCGCTGCTCGTAAATTCACACGGACATTTGCTCTAGGTGAGTATATGGAAGTTAGCGGTGCTGAATTTAAGAATGGCATGCTATCAATTTCAGTTGAGCGTGTTGTTCCTGAAGATAAAAAACCAAAAACCGTAAAAATTAAATAAGGTATAATCATATTACGGGCCCTCGTGGCTACCGTAGGATAGACCTAGGCATGTCTCTAAACTGCCTTAAAATATGGAGAAAAGTGCCAACTTACGAATATACATGTACAACATGCAAAGAAAGTCTAGAAATAAATAGATCATTTAGTGACAACGAAATTGTTCCACCGTGTAAAAAATGCGGATACGAGATGGTTAGATTTTATAGCCCTATCGGAGTTCAATTCAAAGGAAATGGATTTTACAAAACAGATAATCCAAAGTAGTTAACTAATTACATTTATTAAAATCTAGATGTTATAATCCAAATGTAATACGAATTCCGTATTCATTGGAGGGTCTTAATTGACCAGAAAGTTAATAAAACTACGACTAGTTACGTCGTTTCTTTTGGCATTCGGCTTTAGTTCTTTCATAACTCCCAATGCTTATGCAGATGAATCATCAAATTTAACTCAAGCTTTAGCTACCGCCGCCACAGAAGTTCAACAAGCTGTAGATGCTGCAAATGTAGCAGCACAAACTATTGAAACAGCAACAGTTCAAGCACAAGAAGCAAATGCAACGGCCCCAACAATTGTTCAATTAACTGAAAGCGCAACTGCTTCTGTTGCTGTAGTTAATGAAAATGTTGCTACATTGATGGCGGTATCACAAGAAAATCAAACAATTACAGTAAATTCTGAAACCGTTACAGCAACTACAAATGCTGTTGCCACAGCACAACAAGTAGTTCAAATGTTAGATTCAGCAATTGTTACAGCACAAACAGAATTACAACAGGCGGTAGCAGCTAGGACTGCAGTAGATACCGCAACAGCAAATGCCAATACACAATTTGTTCAGGCTAACGCAGCAATTGCACAAGCACAGGCAGCAGTTACAGCATTACAAGCCACAATATCTACAACACGTTCAGTATTAGCAAATACAGATGATGCTGGAATTTTAATGACTTTACCTTTTGGTATGTTAATGGGAAATACTTTATATAATAACGTTTATGTAGGATCAAATGCTGTCATAACATTTGGAACAGACCAAGGATATTATTACTGGACAACCCCTACAGTTCCAGAAATTTCAGTAGGTGGACTTGACTGGACAACATGGAGTCAAGGTTCAGGAATTACATATTCAACTACACCAACCAGTTTAGCTATTGCTTGGGATGTTCGTGTATTTCCTACAACTGATCATTCAATTCAAATGACACAATTAAGATTTAATGCTGATGTAAATCCTACTAGTGGTGCTTGGGTTGCAGAAGTAACTGGTGTTGGACCATACGTTGATCAAGCAAGATGGAATTATCGTGAAACTAACAATGGAACCATTACGCAAATAACTGATGTAGATACATCCGGAGTAAACCAATTTAGAGGTAATATATCACAAGGAAATTATGTTGCGCCGGTAGTTCAAGTAGATACTAGTACATCCCTAGTACAACAACAAATAGATTCAGCTACTGTTACAATACAAGAACTTAACATAACAATAAGCCAAGTAGTATCACAAAATCAAATTAACTCATCTAATGTTTCTTCTATACCTTCAACATCAAATACTAGTTCAACCTTGACTTCAGCAACTAATACTTCTAATCAACTAAAAGTTACCATAGCATCCCAGACTGAAACAATTACTGCTATAGTTGCTCTTTTGCCACAAGAAAATACTCAGACTGAAACTGTTGCATCTCCGCCGCCTCCAGTGGTGTATATATATTATGTAGAACCAGTTGTTCAAGAACCTGCAACACAAGAAGAATCTACACAACAACCTGAACAACCAGTAGAACCTGAACAACCAGAACAGCCTGCTGAGCCAGAACAGCCAACTGAAACTGATCAACCAGAACAAACTGAAGATGTCGTTGATCAACCAACTTCTGAAGATACTAGTCAAGAAGATACTACACAAGAACAACCATCAAAAGAAGAATCTGTTAAAGATTTACTTGCAGAAGCTGAAAAATCTGGAGAACCAGTTACAGCAGAAGCATTAAAAGATGCCGGTTTAGAATACAAAGATTTACCTCCTGCAACACCAGTTGAAGTTAGAGTAGATGTAAAAGGAAATCCTGTTATAATTACTGCAGAGGTGGCATCAGCTCTAGAAGCATTCACAAGTCCACAAGAATTCGTAAATGCAATTACTGGATGTTTAATTCCAGAAGACCAAAAGGATCCTAATGATCCACAAAAATGTGAAATCTTTACAGCATTAGCAAACATAGGTGCAGACATGAGCCCGGCGGAAAGAGAAAAAGCTCAAGACATAGTTGTAGTAACTATTTTGGCGGGACAAATGGTTATCGGTAACATTATGAAAAGGAGGATGAAATGAATAAATTAAAACAATGGGGTAGAGCCCTAGTTATGGAAAACTTTACCTTCCTTGGACTATTTGTTGCATGGGTTGTCCTAGAGGGCAGTGCCAAAACAGTAGTAGGATATGTAACCCTATTCTCAATTATAGTCTGGTTTTTAACAATCGGACTTCGTGAGAAGATGGAAAAAGAAGAGGAATAAGCCCCTTACCTTATATTTAGCCAAATGCTATAATAGGAATATGAAGAAGGTTCTTATATTCCTATCATCCTGTATGCTAGTTCTAGCATTATCGGGTTGTGGCGCAGTCGAAAGTCGATATCGCTATGGATGTCAAGATCCAGCAAATTGGGAAAAGGCAGAGTGCCAACCACCAATTTGTGAAACAAACGGTACATGTACAAAAGATCTAGTAAAGAATTACGGAGCAAACAATGGCTAAGCCACGCAGAACACCATCAGAATTAGATGCATTATTAAAATTTTATCTTGGCGTTACATTAGGATCAATTTTACTTTTTACAACCTTAGGAATTTTATACGCTTTAATTTTTGTTGAACAACCATTAACAGGACAATCTGAAAACGATAAAATGTTCTTTAATGTTCTAGGAAGCGTTGCAACATTTATCACAGGTACTTTAGCTGGAATATTGATTGGTAAAAGTGGAGCAGATGCTATTAAAGAATCTGTAGAATCACAAACACCTAGCCCAACACCAGCACCTGCAGTTGCAGCACCAGTAGAGGCAGTACCGGCAGCAGCAGCTGACCCAAACTATAATTAACTTTTAATATGAAAATATATAAGGTAAAATTAGAACTTGAAGCAGACATAGAAGCTTTTAGCGAAAGCGATGCAAGAGAATATTTAAATGATATGTTTGGTCCTGATCATGAAGTTAGGACTATGAAAATAACTTACTTGGAGGAAACAAATGGCTAAAGAAGGATACAAACCAACAGCCGGAATGAAATCAGCAGCCAAAAGAGCTATCCGTTGGAAAGAAGAAGGAAAAGCTAAAGGTGCTGGAACAGCCGTAGGTTGGACTCGTGCAGGGCAACTTGCACGTGGTGAGACATTAAGTTTGTCCACTGTTAAAAGAATGTATTCTTTTTTTTCCAGACATGAAGTAGACAAGAAAGGCAAAGACTTTTATAATACTTCTAATCCTTCTAATGGTCGAATTATGTGGGATGCCTGGGGTGGCGACGCTGGTTTCTCTTGGTCTAGAAAGATTGCTGAAAGAGAAAAGAACGTCAAAAAATCATATTCACAAGTAGAACTAATTGAAGAAATTAAAGATATTTTAGATGATGCTGTTAATCCAATTGATACAGTAATTGAAATTGAAGATGATAAACCTTTTGAGAAGGTATTGAGGCCGGAAGTAACAAGAGAACAAATGTATGCTTTAATAGAGCATTTAACAGAGGCTATTGAATCAATGATTGAAGTTCCAGAAGAAGAGTCTGAAGACGAAACAGAAGTAGAAATTGAGTCACCAGAAGGTCCGGCACCAGTTGGAGATCCTATGAAAAATGAAGTAAATTGGCCAGTAACTAAATCAGATGATAGCTATGACTCCGATAATGAAGATGAAGATAAATGGGATAATAAATTACAAAAATGCTGGACTGGTTATAAGCAAGTAGGAATGAAAGAAAAAAATGGTCGTATGGTGCCAAATTGTGTACCAGTAGAAAAATCAATGGAAACAAACAATATGGAAGACGATGTAAAAAAGTCTTTATGGACAGGACGTCTAAGTCCGATTGAATTTGCAAAACGTAAATTCTCAACAGAACAACGTTCACGTATGGCGGAAGCTGGAACAGCAATGCCAGATGGATCTTATCCAATCGCTAATCGTAGAGACCTTATGAACGCTATTCGTTCTTGGGGACGTGGCGGATCAGATCCAAAAGTAAAAGAACATATTAAGCGTAGAGCACGAGCATTAGGTGCTTCTGATATGATTCCAGAAAACTGGAAATAACTTAGAAAATCTATTGACATAGCCGTAGCATTTTAGGTATAATATATCTGGGATGCTGCGGTTTAGTCTTTAAGGGAGACATGCTACATTTAAATCCGCAAGGGGTAGAAGTTTTTATAAACAGATCACAGTCTGTTACAATGGATCCGCATTGGATCAACTACGATTTAGTAATCTGGAAAAAGAATCATTCTGGTTATACAAATACAAAAGGCATGTTTAGAAAAGATTCATGGGGCTTAGCTGAAAAATTTTCAGTTAATGATAAGGGAACGTGGGTTCTTCCAAAAAAATATGTCAAGTATTTTAGATGAATTAGGTATAGATAAAGAAGATTTTGATTGGTGGCATCTTGCAGTATGTCGTGGAATGGATACAAATTTATTCTATGATAAATATGAAGTTGACGCCAATACGGCAAAAAATATAGACGAAGCTTGTCTATCTTGTCCGGTAATTTCTATGTGTTATAAATCTGGTGTTTACAATAATGAATACGGAGTTTGGGGTGGAGTTTATTTGAACGCCGGCATTATTGATAAAACTAGAAATATGCACAAGACACAAGAAGTATGGAAAAGGTTAAAACGTAAAGATGTTCATTGATAAAACTGAAGAAAGACAACGTGAACACTTTAAACATGGAATTAACCAATGGACTGGCGAACCAAACAAACCGGTTTTTTATACAGAAGAGATGAGAAAAAAGGTGCGGGATATAAGAAAACCTGTACCAGATTTAATGATGGATATAGTAATGTATCCAGACTTTCTAGCTTTAAGATTATATGAAGATAATTTTATACAGTATCATGGTAGTAAAAAAGAACAAGTAATTGACTATGTTACAAAAGTAAAACAACTAATAGAATCTTATGGAGTAAGATGCGAACTAGAGGGGCAACCAAGTCATGAGCAAAGAATATTACGATAAGTTAATTGTTGTATATCTAAATGATGAAAAGGTTTTTGGTCAAGTAGAAAAGCTTGGGGCATTCGCTTCTGAAGTTACTTATGAAAAAGACGGAGAGGAACATACGGTTCTAATGGAGAATGAAGATTTTGCAATAGTAGATGAAATTGTATTTCATCATGTTGAGGAACAATAATGGAAAAAGTAAATTGTTTTTGCTGTAGCAAATATAAAAATAAATTATCGGTAAAAAAATCATCTTTATTTCCGATTAGCTTATTAATGTGTGAATCTTGTATAGAGTCAAAATATGAACCACGTTGGCTAATTATTTTATGTGGTCGTCAAAATGGAATGGAATCTGTAAGAGAATTTGTACTCAAAAAACGATATGTCGGAGAAGATATTTCCGCATCAGAATTGATTGTTTGATAATTACATTAAGGTATAATTAATGTATAATGACTCTGGATATGAACGCTATAATTATTGCC